GATATTTCTCAAAAGCAACTGCATTTTGGAAAAAATCTTCTCTAATTTTTCCTCTTTTGAAGAGATTTTTTGTTATGTAAGAATCACCACTAGAATTTCTATTTGGAGAAAATGATGGTAGAATTAAGTCTGGGTGTTGGTCGAAATAAGCCATTTTAGAATCCTATGTCGTCGTCTGTGATTTTGTTTTCACCTTTTATGTTTAGATCTAAGTCTGCTAAACTAGGATCTTTAGTTTCTGCATCATAATCACCAGCAAATATGGGTGTAAGTTCTGTAAATGTTAGAGTCATAAAACTTCTAACTGGCATTGACACTGCTTTTTCATCCTCATATGCTTGATATACATTCTCTGGTGTAAAGTTGATTTCACATGCAGTCAATGCACATATTTTAAAAATATTCAAACCTTTTATTCTTTTTCCTTTATTTTTATAACATAATCTGAATACATGTGGTGAACCTAGATATAATTTTTCACCCTTGTTATTTGATTTTGAGGGTAACATACCTTGTTTGAAAAATCTTTGTATTTTTCTTGTTGCTGTTGCATCTACCTCATCATCAGGTGCAAATTGGAATACAAAGGTAAATGTTCTAAGTTTAGGTGATGAGAACAATAATTCTAAATTGGGGTTGATTGCCATACCAGTAGATCTTGCGATCATTTGACTTGGATCAACATTTATCCCTACTTGTGCTAATGCTGTTTTTGAGAGAACTGATGATATGAGTTGTCCAGATTGTCCTCCCCCTAGCTCTGGCAGTTTATTAAAAGTTTCTTTGATTCCATCTAGTCCAGCTTTTGAAGCACCTGCTATATTTGTTTTTCCACCAAGAAGACTTGATATTTGATTTTGAACTCCCATAAAAGCACCTGCTTCTAGAGCATTTACTCTACCTTCACCCCAATCAACTCCATTGCTTGATTTGATAGCGTTTGGTATTGGTAGTTTTACCATACCTTTGGGTGTTTTTACACTACCTATGTTACTACCTCTAGACAAACCTGCATTAGTGGTATTAGCAAAACCATATTGTTCCTGTGTTTCTTTCTTACGAAGATCCATATACTTTTCCTTAAAAGTAGAAGCACCTCTTCTATTTTGATTTGGACCTACAAGCTGATTACCTTGACCCTTAGCATTATTTCGCACTTTAACATTTCCATGTTTTGCTAGACTATCTGCTTGAGGTGCGGTGTATTCAAACGCCTCAATCAAGATATAATCTTGATCTGTTGGTAGGTCTGCTGGATATCTTAGGACTTCAGGGTCTTTATCGGGTGTTTTAGTGATTGGTGCTGGACTGGTATCTTCTTTTTTTCCTTCTTCTTTTACAGAAACATCTTTATTTTTTGTTTTGTCTGGAAATTCTGTTCCTGAATGTGAAGTAAATCCTCTTGAAACATCATACATTCCAGACTCACGTAAAGCATTTTCATGAGTTCTTTCATTTCTAGTTGTTTGTTTGCTTGCTAAGACTGATACGTCATCAACAGCACTTCTAAACGCATTGCCTCTTCCTCCATCTGCATCTTTGGTAATTGCTTCACCTATTGAACTATTTGGATTTACTGTTACCCAGTTAAAGGGTCTCTTTTTACTTTTGTATACTACTTTATTTGTTTTACCATAATTACCATTTTGAATATCTAAATCTAAACTTTCTCTTACTTTTATGTTTTTTCCCTCAGATGTGACCGTGTATTCAAAATTCTGAGACATTCTACCGTCTTCTAGTATTGATAGTTTATCAGACATTACCACACCCTCGTTTTACTAACAGGCATCTCAACACTTCCGAGATCTCTGATGAACTCTTCTATAGGTAAATTAAATGCAGTTTCCCATTCTTCCATTGCTATATCCAAGAATAACGTATCGACATAGGATTTTAGGTATTTATGGTATCCCTTAGGAAGTTCTGCTGGATTTGCTTCATCTATCCATTCCATTATCATTTCTCGTTCATCTGGTGCATAATAGTGTAAGTTGACACCCCAGAAAACATTAGATTGACTTGCTATAATATAACATAAAGGGTTTCTGTCATAATATCTCAATTTTTCTGCAGTTTTTGCACCATATTGAAACAGCATTAGATGACCAGGTACAGGTGTGCCTGTTGTCTTTGATTTAGGAAAGGTGTTTCTAAACTCCAAGTTCTTTCTCCGTTAGTATTTGAAATTCCCATCTTCTGTCTTTACAGAAGTCCTCTGCTGCTTCCCATTTTGCATGGTTTACTGCATATTTCATTACTTCAGTAACATACTTCTTAGTTCTTGTTTTTTGTATTCTTGGTTCCTTTACTTCTTTAGCAGGTTTGACTTCAATTACCTTTTCGAGTATTTTTCCTTTTACATCTTTGTACTTGATATAAAAATCTGGAAAATATCTATGGGATCTATTGTCAACTGGTGATCTATATGGTATTATTATCTCTTCTGATGACCAAGTTATAATATCTTTATTTGAATCACAATAATTCATGAATTTTAGTTCCCAAAGAGATCTGTAAGTAATATTACTTGAATTACCTTTGTACTTTTTGCGGTTTTTTGGTCTAAACTTTCCTTTATATGACATACATAGTATATAACTAAGCATCTTATATTTAGAAGGTATGGCATCAGATACCATAAACTCTAGGAGATATTATCTACCAACTAGCGAATTATACGAAACTGGATCGAAGTTTGGTAGTAATGTACCTGCTTTTAATAATATTTACGATGTGTTTATAAATTTTGCTGCAAGTTCTCAACTAAGCAGTTTTGTTGAAGAGCAAAATAAGCATTATACTAATAAATCAGTAGGATCTAGTCTTGCTTTGTATTGTTCTGAGGCACTTTTGCCTGGTTCCGACCTTCAAACATCAACAGTTGATGGACTAAGGCAAGGTATGTCTCAACATTATGCTACCTTTAGAAGGTTTCCTGATATTACCCTTACTTGGTATACTCAGCAAAACTATATGACAAATGATATATTCAATTCTTGGATGGAATTTATTTCTCCAAATGAAATTCAAGCTCCATTGACAAGATTGAGTTCTTTTAGAAAAATGAGATATCCTAATACGTATAAAATTCCCATGGAAATAACTGCATTTAGTAAGGATGTAAAAGGACCGCCTGATAGATTGACAGATCATCCTGGTGTAAGAACACCTAGTAGTATAACTTACTTTATTGAGCAAGCATTTCCTACTTCTATAGTGTCAGCACCATTATCATATGGTAAGGCAGAACTAATAAAAACATCAGTTACTTTTAAGTACGAAAATTATTCTATTCAACGTACTTCTAGAACTGGTGAGGTTCTTGACAAAATTATTGGATTTAATTCTAGTCTATAATAACCCTATAAATAAAGCCACTGAAGTGAATTACTATGCCATTGCCTAAGGTCGTAGCACCTACATTTGAATTAAAACTAATTTCTACATCGAAAACAGTAAAATATAGACCATTTCTTGTAAAAGAGGAAAAGGCTCTTTTGATTGCAATGGAGAGTGGTAATGATAAAGACATTACTGCTACAATCAAAGAAGTTCTAAAATCATGTATTTTATCTCGTGGAATAAAAGTTGAAGAGTTACCTAGTTTTGAGTTAGAGTATTTGTTTTTGAATATTAGAGGTAAGTCTGTTGGTGAAAAGGTTGAACTTTTAGCAACTTGTCAAGATGACGGAGAAACTAAGGTTCCATTGACCATAGCATTATCTGATATAAAATTGGATGTTCCTGATGAACACTCCGATACTATAGATTTGGATGGTGGAATTTCTGTAAAAATGAAATATCCATCAATGAAGCAATTTCTAGATACTAATTTTAGTGTTGCTGGAAGTGATAAAGATAGAATTAGTGAAGCATTCAAAGCAGTCGCTGACTCTATTGATCAAATATACACTGCAGAAGAATCATGGTCTGCAAATGATTGTACTAACAAAGAGTTAGTAGCATTCATTGAACAATTGAGTTCGGCACAGTTTCAAAAGGTTGAAGAATTTTTTGCAACCATGCCTAAGTTACAGTATAAAGGAAAGATTACTAATCCAAAAACAGATGTAGAATCTGAAGTCGTAATTGAGGGATTGGCAAATTTTTTCGCATAATGTTATATCATACCAGCATTGATGCTATGATGGAAGCAAATTTTGCTTTGATGCAGCATCACAACTGGAGTCTTAGTGATATTGAGTCTATGATACCTTGGGAAAGAGAAGTTTATGTTGGATATCTCGTCAAGTTCCTAGAGAAACAAAAGTTAGAAGCACAACAAGCACAACATGCAAACTCCTGGTAGAGCAGTAGAACCCCAAACTCCTATGGTTCCTTTGGAACGTAGGATGGAATCTGCCTATGAGAGAATGTTGCTCAAAGTGCAAGACGGCACTCCAGTAGAAAGACCTCAGATTAGAGGTTTGGGTCGTGTTATTCTTGAGATGGAACAACTCAACAATAACATGAAGAGTATCCAATCTGAGATACAAAGAGATATAAGAGCAAGACGTAAATATTTTGAAGCAGAGCAGAAATTACTCAAAAAAGATATACAACAGCAGCAAGGATTTCAGACTGCTGCTCTTTTTGATCTACGTAAGGTAATAGGACTAGCATCATTTGGTATTGCAGCAAACGAACTTGCTCAAGGAGATATTGGAGGTGCAGCACAGGGTATTGGATTAGGAACAGCAGCGTTCTTACCAGAAATTGCACAGGGTGTTATTGGAATATTAGCTGCAAAAGGAATTTTAGGTGGTCTTGGTGGTCTTGGTGGAGGACTACGTACAGGTGGAATGGTTGCAGGTGGACTTGGAATGTTGGGTGGTGGTAAAGCAAAGGGTATCTTAGCACTAGCAACTCTTGGGGGATTATTGCTAACTGGTAAAGCTTTAGCTGGAAGTGCTGATAATAAAAGAAATCAAACTATACAAGCAACAAAGAAAGATTCATTACTAAAAGAAAGTGATGTAGATAGGTTTAGTAGTCAACTTACTAGATTTAATACTACATTAGTGGATATTGATCAAACTAAAGAAAAAAAACAAGAATCTACTATACAAAATCCTGACAACATTGACAGTGGACCACTTGGTTCTATGCTGTCTGATGTAAAATCATCGAGGAAAGATACTAATACTAGTAAAGTCGATGCTAAATCAAAGTCAACAGTAATCCCAACTTCTGATCCTAAAGAAGATACCATTCCTATGAAGGATCTCATGGGCGGTAGTGTGACAGATGAAGATGCAAAGCAAGAGATGGGAAGATTGGGCATGAATAAAGGTGGACAAGTTCCTGGTTCTGGAAATACTGATACAGTTCCTGCGATGCTGACTCCTGGTGAAGTTGTTATGAGTAAATCAGCAGTTGATAAGATTGGTGCTGATAAACTTTTAGCAATGAATGCTGCAGGTGGTGGAACTAATAGACCAAGTTATGATACTTTAGGATATCGGTTTGGACAAACGAACCCAAACTTGTTAGTTTCAGGATCCACAACATTTACTGATAAAACAACTGATAGTACAAAAAAACGAGGAATGCTAGATAAATTCTTTAATCGTGACTTTGATTCATTTAAAGAAAAAAATCTTGGTAGAGGTTTGCCAGGATTAAGTATGCAGACAACTGAGAAATTCAGAACCACTGATAAAGACAGCACTCTAGAAGGTGAAAGAATTCTTACAGAGGATATTGCTAGTGTAGGAATGCCTGATATAATGGAACATCAGGAAGATCTGATGAGAAGAATAAACGCAGTCAAGGGATTTGAAGATAAGACAATAGAGGATGTTATAGGTGGAACAATTGATATGGATACCCAACAATTTACACGACTTCTCAACAGGAGTGATGCTGCGAGAGCAACAGAAAAGAAACGAGAATTAGCGAGGAAACTTGATGAAAAAGAAAATATAGATACGTCATATAGAACGCTGCCAGCATTCCAAGGTGGTGGTTTAGTTGGTGGTGGTACAGTTAGTAGTAATAAAAACATAGAACCAGTAGAAAGTAAGGGTGGTGGTGGTATAGCACCCCTTGTGATAAATCAAGGCGGAAAGAATATTGAAATACCTTCTCTTCCACCAGTACCTTCTAATGCTACAGGTGATGTAAATGTGTCAACAATATTTGATGGATCTATAGACAAACTTGAATCTGCATACGCATTACAAACTTACGTTGCTTTCGGATAAATGAATCTAACACCGATAGTCACTAAATCTAAAAGAACTTCTAATGTTTTACTAAGAGATATTAGTAGAAGATCTTCTCTCAATAGAACGTATGAGAAGAAGACCTTAGAATTGTTGAAGAAGTCAATAGAGGAAAGAGGTAAAACATATAGTGCTTTATCTAAGAGAGATAAGCAAGGTGGTGGATTATTAGGTAATCTTCTTGGAGGTTCATTACTTCTAAGAAGACTTAGAGGTCGTGGTCCTAAAGGTCCAGGTTCTATCGGACCTGGTGGTATTAGACCAAAATCACCTATACGACCTAGAGGAGGTGGTACGATAGGTGGTGGTGTTGGTAGACTTGGTAGATTTGGTAGAATAGGACCGTTAGCAGTATTAGGTACAGGATTAGATTTTGCAGGTAGGGTAGGTAGTGGACAGAATATAGCACAAGCAACTATTGGTGCTGGTGGAGGATTAGCAGGTGCTTTAGCTGGTGGTGCGAAAGGTGCTGCAATAGGAACGGCAATTGGCGGACCTCTTGGAACTCTTATTGGTGGTGTTGGTGGTAGTATTCTAGGTGGATTTGCTGGTGGAGGTATTGCTGATTTACTTACTGGTGCATCAGATAATAAAAGAAGACAAGAAATACAACAGATTGAGGAAAGCAATGAAAAATCTAAGTTTTCAAAATCTTTAGATAAATTTGATAATGTTATTGATAATTTTGAAGGTAGTACGACTCCACTGATAAAAGATTATAAAGAAAATAAAGGTAAAACGGGTGGTGGACTTCGAGGTTTTATTAGAAGGCAAGCACCTGGACTTGCTATAGGTTCGGTAGTTGGAGGTGTACTAGGAACAATTGGAACAATTATTTTACAAGAACTAGCAATTACTGCTGCTTTAGCAGTTGCACCTGTTCCAGGTACAAGATTTATTGCTGCAGGTAGACTTTTAGCAAAAATACCATTACTTGCAAGGTTTGGTAGAGTCTTATTAAGACTAAGATCGTTTTTGTCTAAATTACCAATTTCAAAAACAGTTGCTAGAGTTGCAACAACAGGTCGTTTAAAAAAGACTGTATTATTTCCTGAGAGAGCAACTGGATTTAATAGTCAAGGTGTTCTTAGACAGCTTACAAGAGGTCCAGCAAGAAGCAATATAATAAGAAGAAATCGTTTTAGACCTGATCCTCGGTTGAAAGATATTATGGATGACACAGATGGTCTTAGTAGAATTACTATGGATCAAATCAAAAAAAATGTAGGGAAAACACCATCTGGACAAGATCCAAAAATATTAGAACAAATTGTAGGTGGATTGAGAAAAGAAGGTAAAATAGATCCAATTGGAGGTTCAATAATAAATCCAGGCACAAGATTTAATATAGGTAAAAAATTTAGTCCTGGTAGCGGTACAGTAAAACCATCTAAATTACTTGAAAACTTCAAACAATTAGATCTAGATCTAAAGAACATTAAACCTAGGCAAGAAGGTGGTAGAGTTGAGGCAGGTACACCATACATGGTTGGTGAGTTAGGAAAAGAATTATTTGTACCTGATGTGAGTGGTGACATTATACCTAACGATCAACTAGGTCCAGCAATGATTGTCATGACCAGTGATCCTGATACTATTATAAAATCTTCAGGTGGTGGAGGTAGTTCTGGTGGTGGTACTGTTATTGTACCAGCGAGTCCATACGATGTTGTCGCTAAATATGCACAGATGACGGGATTGTTTACGGTATAATGGCAAATAAGTCCTTATGGTCAACTGGTCATATCTTAAAAGCATTTGATATAATACCTGCAGGTGGTGGTAAAGCTACCAATCTGATGGGACAAGTTGCTGGAATAAAATATTTTGAGGATGTTATTGATTCAAGTATTCATGTTGAAATGTTTTGTTATGATACCTTTGGGTTTCTAAATGAATTACCAATTAGAAGTGGGATGACTGTGCATCTAGCTGTAGAGCATCCTAGTCAAGAAGAACAATTTAGATGGGATGATAGTACAGAACCATTGGTTATTTCAAATATATCAGCTAACACATCAGATACTAAAAAAGAAATATTTGCACTTACTCTTACAACAAAACATGCAGTAACAAATCATACACAAAGAGTTTGGGAAAAATATACGGGTAAAATATCAGATATTGTATCAAAAATTTTGAAAGATAAGTTAGAAATAACAGAAAGAATGAGTGTGCATGATACAAAAAACGAGACTGAGTTTACTGGTAATTATAGAAGACCTCTTTTTATGATTAGTAAGTTGTGTCCAAAATCAATCCCAACAACTTCAGATGGAGATAAACCATCAAAAGGAAGTTCTGGATACTTATTTTTTGAAACACAAGATGGATATAATTTTCATAGTATTGATAAAATATTTGATGATGCTACAGGAGCAGAAAATGTAAAATACATAGCACCAGCAGAAAAAAGCACGTTAGATCCAAACAATAACTTTTATTTTGCTTCGCCACCTAGATGGGTAGAAAGTCATGATCTCCTCAAAAAATTGAGAACAGGGGCATACAAGGCAGCAAATTATTACTATAATATACAGACGAGACAACCAATTTTTTCTGAATATAGTTTGACAGAAAGTCTTAGGAAATACCTAAAACTAGCAAACGATGAAGAAAACATTCCAGCAGAATATTCTGAATACTATTCAAGAATGACTTTTGGAATACTTGACAATGCAACCATGACACCCACTGTGGAAGGTCAGGATGCAGAAACTCCTCAAGACCAAGCTAATTTCCAAGCACAATCTAGTGCTAGGTATTCAGCATTATTTTCTCAAATGTTGAATATTAGTGTTCCTATGAACTTGAGTCTGAGGGCAGGTCAAGTTATTTTCTGTGAGTTTCCCAAGCTAAATATTGAAAAAGAAACGAGAAAGGGTGTAAACCCTGCCTCTGGTCTTTATATGATAGCAAGATTGGCACATGAGTTTGGTGACAAATCATACACTGGACTTACACTCGTAAGAGATTCTTTCCAACCTAACGTAACATGACCACTAAAATTCCACAACACGACCTCGATCACGAGGTTTACATCGATCCTAAGGATCATAAAGAACATGTCAATCATGGTATGATTGAATATAATGAGAAGGATTTAGAGATGCATAATGATGCATTTCATGCTCATGATGAATCGGAAGTGGAGCCTAATGAAGGTAAGATCAATGACTGGCACACACGCCATGAAGATAAGCATTTAGAGGTATATTGTGACAATCATCCAGATTCATTAGAATGTAGAGTGTATGACGACTAATGCTTGAATCTAGTAAAGTTGGTATAAATTTTGCAGGTAAAGACGGTTTCTACTGGTTCATTGGACAGGTAACCGCAGATTACGCATGGCGTGATAAAAATAATCAAAACGTAGAATTAGGGTATAGGGCAAAGGTAAGAATACTTGGTCATCATCCACCAGAATCAGCAGCAGAGGGTGGTATTGATGACGAAGATTTACCATGGGCTCATTTTCTTGTATCACCTCAGTTCGGTTCTGGACATAATAGAGGTGGTACAAGTTTTGGATTGCAGGGTGGTGAAACTGTTTTTGGTTTCTTCTTAGATGGTGAAGAAGGACAACAACCCATAGTTGTTGGTTTATTTCATGCAAACTCTACCATAGAACCACTAAAAACTTGGGAGAAAGTATTATCAGGAAAGAGTTCTGGATTCGGTCCTTTCACTGCTGATAAGAGTTTAGAGGTAGGAAAACATATAACAGGTTCTCATGGTAAAATACCAATTGAAAGTGGTGGTATAATAGACAGTGATGATAAGATAGTAGAGAGTAAGGTTGCAGGTGATGAGGGTGTCAAAAAACCAGAGGAAACAACAGAACAGTTTCATGATAGAACCAAAGGTAATGCAAAGATTCATGAAAAGATACAGGTAATAAACCAAGTTATAAATGATAAACCAGACACTGTTGAAGTAGCACAAAAATGTGTTACACCTGGTGGTGCAATGGGAGAAGTGTCAAAAGTTCTCCAAGTTTTTGTTGATGAGGTAAGTGGACTTGAACCATTTGAAGATAAGCATATAGATCCAGTGCTCAACAGAATAGTTGACATGGATAAATTGATATCAAAGGCATCTAATAAAATTGCTGGTGGATTTTCAGCAACTATTAGACAAGCTAGGAAGGAGATGTTGAAAGAAGTTGATGATCAAGTTAGTAAGGCAGTTAGTTTTTTAGATCCATCACACCTTATAAAAAATCTAGAAATAAGAAAGCAAACTGATCAAGTTTATTGTTTGATAGAGAATGTAATAAATGGTTTGAAAAATTTTGTCGGTGATTTTTTGAAAGGATTGGTGGGCAATCTACTTCAGTTCCCACTTTGTGCAGCAGAACAGTTTCTTGGAGGTCTTATTTCAGGTATTAGTGACAAGATTCAAGGTATGATTGGACCTGCACTAAGTTCAATATCAAGTTTAGCAGGTGGTATTTCTTTACCTCCATTTTCAGGTATGATGGGTAAAGCACTCAACATTGCTCAAGCAGGTCTTGCTTTGCTTGAGTGTGAAGGTAATGAGTGTGAGGCAGAACCTTTAGATTGGAAAACTAATTTGGGTGCAGATCCTAAAAAGAAATTGAATTTTGGTAGAATGATGGGTCTTGCTACTGGATTGAGTTCTCTTGGTGGATTAGGTGATGCTATAAAAAATCCTATGGGTGCTCTTGGTGGTATGTTCCCTGGTATTGGTAAGGTTACTGGAGCAATTAGTCAAGTAAAAGGAATCGCAGGTACTGTATCTACATTGAAGAGTGGTTTATCAGGTGGCATACCTGGTGGTATGTCTAATTTGGTTGGTGGTTGTGATCCATTTACTAAAAATTGCGGATCACCTAAACTTTCAATCTTTGGTGGTGGGGGTTCTGGTGCAGTAGGAAAAGCTGTTATAAACTCTATAGGTAAAGTTGTCGGAGTCAATATGAGTAGTCTTGGTTCTGGTTTTACAGCACCACCTTTTGTTACTATAACTGATAATTGTGATAATGGTAAAGGTGCTACTGCAACTGCTGATATTGATTTAGATGAAAATTCTCCTACTTTTGGACAAATAAAGGATATTATTATAACAAATACTGGTGGTGGATACGTAGGACCAGGTGTTATTGATACTATACTTGATGATGATACTGGTGAAGAAACAACTGTAACTACTGGTACAACAACTTTACCAGATGGAACTGTAATTCCTATTACTACTACAGGGACAGGAACTTCAGATGATGATGGTATTGATGTTATTGGTGAAGTTGGTGGAATTCAAGTACTAACTCCTGGTATTGGATATAAACCAGGTGATACAATTACCACACCTAGTGGAGGTGTAATAATTCCTATATTAGATGAAAAGGGTAGAATATTGGGATCAGATCCTAATACACAAGTTGATGTTGGTCTCATTGACATACCTAAACTTACTATAAACACAAGCACAGGTTTTGGTGCTATAATAAGACCTATTACTAAGTTTACTAAGGTTCAGGATTATGAAGATCCTATCGTTCCAGAGTCTAAACTTATTAGAGTTATTGATTGTCCTAGAGGTTTCTAATGGCAAATGTACCACCAATTATTATTCAACATCCTGAAGATGGTGTTCTTGCCATTGGAAGAGAAAGAAGAGATGACGCTAGAAGAATAAAAGATATTGGACTGCATGGATCATCTAGTGCAGGGATGCGTATATTTCATGATGGAGGATTTGAACTAAGGTCAAGTGATGATGCTACTGCTGCACAAGGATCTCAGATAGTTCAAAAATGTGATGGAGCACCACTGATTCTTAAATCTGCTGGTGATATACTTATAGAATGTGATGGTAGATTTTCTGTTGTAGCAAATGATATTAGAATGTCTGCAAAGAATGCTAAGGAGGGTGATATCACACTCAAGGCAAAGCATGATATAAACTTAGATGCAGACAATCGCATTATTGCTCAATCAGAAAATGTTATATTGGATGCAAAAGACAAGGTTATCTCTTTTTCTGAGGGATGGAACATTATACAAGGAAATGTTATTCGTATTCACGAACCAACATCTCAATTGATACCACCTGTATTGGGTGATTATCTAGAATCTCAAACTAAAACACTGAAAAACTAATGGCAGGTATTAGGGACATTGAATCTGGTAAAATCTACATTGGTGTAGAAGAACCAGCAAAATTAGATCAGGCAGTAGAAACCTTGAATGGTGATAAACCTTATGATGGTACTCTTGTAGCTACTGGACCTTCATTTTTGGGTGCTCATAAAGGTGGGTTTGCAAAAGGAACTTTGAATGTGGGAACTGCACTTGGAGAATGGAATCCTGGTGTTAGTGGTAGAGCAGTCCAAGTGGAGGGTGATGTTGAAATAATTGGTGAAGAGGCAGAGAATGCAGTTTATATTGAGGGTGATGTTTTTGTCACAGGTGCTGTTGATTGCTTGAATAAGGGTAGACTTGCTTCTAGATTTGGAACTGCTGATTCTTTAGGTAAAGTTTTTGATATGGTTCACCCTAGTAAAGGTGAAGGGCATAGACTTGCCTACGCATGTATTGAAGGACCAGAGGTGGCAGTATATTGTAGAGGTAGAATCAAAACAGGTACAGAAATTGCATTACCTTCCTATTGGAAAGATTTAGTGCATGAAGATAGTATAACAGTTCAACTTACTCCTATTGGAACTCAACAGAATATTATTGTAAAAGAGTTTGATAATGAAAAGATCGTATTAGAATCTGACACTTCTATTGATTGTTTTTATATGATATGTGGAGAGAGAAAAGATATAAATCCATTACATGTGGAGTATGAAGGTAAAACTTGGGAAGATTATCCTGATCCTAATCATAGAAACTTTGATCCACAAGATCCTGAAAGGAATTTGTTGGATGAAAGATATAGAGGAACAAGAAGAACTGTCACTAGTTGACAAGTATGCTATAATATAGAAAACATGTAAAGTTATGGAAGTACGTGGCACAGTCAGTGTTGATGGTATTATTGAATTGCCAGAGACTTGGAGAGGACATATTGAACCAGAAACTATTCACGTTCAACTTACTCCCATTGGAGTATTTCAAGAGTTATTTGTAAATAGTGTTGAGTATGGTGCAAAAATTATTATTCGTAATGGTGCTGGTGGACCTATCAAAGCATACTATGAAGTGACTGCTGACAGTAAACCACTTCCTGTTGTGGATGATATCCCTTGCGATATTTGACTACATATGCTATAATGGGAACATCTTGTAAAACACCATGGCTAACCAAAAACTCGACCTTGAAGAATTTGTAGAGGAGATTCGAGTAACTCTTGCTGCTAGAAAATTTGAGATTTATGGATCTCATGGTAATTATCAATGTGTTACATGTGATAGTGCAGATGAGTTTATGTCAGTATTACAAGTTGTAAGGAGTGCAGAAGGCATAGACGAGGAACTAGATATAGTATACGTATGATACCATGACAGAAGAAAAGATCAAAAGTCTTTGTTATACTAAAGAAGAAGTTGATCTGATGATAGCTGCTGCTGTTGCAGAAGCAAGACGCATAGATGAAGAGTCCATGCGTAAACACAATCGTGATGCAACTATCATTAGTATGATACTTGGTTTCACAGCACTCGCACTATTTGTAGATGGATTACTTCGCATACTTGGTATCATTCC